AGAAAGCCTTCCAAGACTTCTTGAGTTATCTTTCTGGGTGGTCCATCTGTTGCGGCCGTTAGGTCCACGCTCGTGGCCCAACGACCAAAGTGATGGGTAGTCACTTTCCCGTATTGACCTTCTATGGGATTTCCCATATGGTTGATTAATGCCCAAAGCTTCACACTCTCCTTTAGACCGATTCTCAGCTGAGTATCCGACCAATGGATAGGGTCAAGCATATGTCGGGCACAATGTCCGATGATCACTGCATACATCGGGGTCAGGGTGATGACACGTGTCTTCCACCCTTCCTCTGCAAGCGGTGCAATTCTGGTTTTTATATCACAGGATATGACTTCATATTCTGGCTTTCCATACCAGAGCCATGGGAAGGCTTCATACGCACGTCGCGTAGTTACCTCACCAGCTCGGTCCATTTCTAACAATGCCCAGAGTACTCCAAAGTACCCGAAGCGTGCGTCAGGATCTTTTTCGAAGGAGCCACTGTACTTTTTGTAAAGTGCTTCGTAAAGCTTGGCATCAGGTTCCCAGTCCTCTGGGCTCATGACGACCGCTCCTGTTATGTCGTATAGATCACCCGTCGGTCTCGAAGGTATGATCTCTGAAACAAGTTGGTGTAGGAATCCCTGTACCACTTTGTCTACTATTTCACCAGTCTTTCCCAGCATTGTTCTGCTGTAGTCTCTGGAGGAATGGTTGGATACACTCCAGTGAGTGTTCCGACGATTCCCCTTGACGGAAAACTGTCGATATGTTTTGGCGACCACCTCTCTTACACTCAGATGGTGTCGAGGGGGATCTTCAACCTTATCTCGGAAATTTAGAACCTCAGCCGTGACAGATTCTCTATCTGGCTCTGGCTGAGTTCTTCCTAGGTTTGTAAGACATATGGTACGAGATCTCTCGTCCAATGTTCCTTTCCCTAGCATGAAATTTAAATGATTCTTACAGGACATGAATGGAGGGATTTCTCTCTCTCCATGTCTTTCTTTAAGAATTTCTCTCTCGGCAGATGGAAGATGCGCGAACATGTTTCGTACTGTTCGGCAATAACCTTTTTGCCCTGTTGGGGTGATGTTCCGTGTGTGTTCTTCATTCGAGTGAATGATTCTCATTAACACGGACCACCGCTTCACTGTCATAGCGACGTCTTTGATCTTCCTAGTTGACATATATATGTCAGCCAGTTTGTTTCTGCAGGACTCAATTGAGTCCTGTGACGTCCCTGACACCACGAGAGCACAGTA